ACCCTTGTTCACCGCATCCCGTGCCGCCCAGAATCGTTCACCATACGCGGCCACAATGCTTTGCGCCGCCCGTTCGCATTGTTTCATTAGATCATTCATTTAAAGCCTTATCGTATAACTCCACTAAGTCTTCCCGGTTTAGTTCCATTAGATTTTTTACGGTCAAATATGACCCGTACAGGTCGCCCTTAAATTTGCTCACATACACCTCGGCAATGTGCGGCTGGTGCGGTAGCACCCACACTGCGCACTTACCCATTTCATCATCACCCAACTGCGCCTGGCCGACATACACACCAACCGGGATTGGCTTTTGCATAACCACATTAGCTGTAGGCGGTTTATGCTCAAACCTTTGCCCCTCGATTACTGGCCCGGTTATTTCCATCGCTCAACAATTCGCTCAAACACTTCCGGCTTAATCTGCTTCCGCTTGCCGTGCCGGTTAGCAAACAACTTCAATTCCCGCCACTCGGGACAACGAACATCGAGTTCGTCGAGACACGCCGCCAATCCTTGTTTCGTCTTCGCCACAACGTCCGAGAGAAGCATGCAGTCTCCGCTTTTGTTCCAGCCCCTCCAGTGCTTATCGATGTCAGTCTCAAGCATCTTCGTCCCAACCGCCAGCGCGACCAACTCGCCGTTGTCTTCGACGAGGACCAGACTTCCATTTGAATGGTGCCACGACAGGTAAATTCCCATGATATCGTCCGGCCATCCTCCGAAACACCAGTTCCGAGAATCGTTTGCCCTGGCAAAACGCAGGACCGAATCAATTGAATGATTTCCTTCACTCATGTTTCCTGCTCGATTGAGTTCACATAGGCGCTGGCCTTAATTCCGCGCACCCACATTTTGCCTGAATTGGTAACTACCTTGAACTGCATCTCCCGGCACGGTCCGTTGCTTAATAAATTGTACGAGTTCCGGATCGGCACCGTTTTCGGGAATGATGCTGGCAAAGTGAATGGCAGCGTTAGGGAACTCGTCACTGCGCTAATCACCTGCTGGTTTACAACCGAATCAGATTCCTCATCCAAGATCGCCCGAAGGTTAATCGCAGTAGCGATTGCGGGCTTTAATTCCAACTCAACATGGTTCGGCAGTAACTCACTGAACTGCTCACCAAAGGTCATGCCCCGCGTCAACACGCTGGAGGTGTAATCTGAACCGTCATCCTGGTAAGTTTCGTCTGTTTCAGAGGTATTTTGGACGTAATCAAGGTATGCCAACGCCTTGCCAGATTCAGTGCCCATTACGAGCCTCAGATTGCCGTTAAAGGCGCTTACGGTGAAATCGGTAGCATCCCATGTCCAAGTGCCCACAAACGCCTTGGCGACGGTGTTGTATACAATAGTTGTATTGTTGGTCGTGCTGGATCCGGTGGGCACACTCAGAATGTAGTGATTGTTCCAACTGACTGCTGTTGATTGCTCATTTGCGTAGTTCCAGTTGATCGTATCGATCACATCCTGAATGCCGATTGAGATAGGTTCACTGACTGCTTGAGCGTTGCCCTCCAAAATTGAGCGCACGGTGCGAATGCCGTCCGGCGCCAAGAAGAATAAATCCTGACCGACCTGTGCCACTGACCGATGCGATACGCATCCCATCCGGGTATCAATGTTTTCAACGGTCCAACTGGCGGCAGTTGCTGTGGTAGGATCAGCGACCACGTTAAAAATCGAACGCTCTTTGAACACTACCAGGTTAACCCCAATCCAAGGGTGAATGGCGGTAATGGGATCCCCTACTGAGCCTCCAATTCTTATCTGGTTGTTGACGTTATCCCAGTTGGAACCGTCAAGAAGATCGCTGGCGTATAAAGCATCCGGCACTGCCGCGACCCCGGCGGCGAAGAGCCTATTAGTATGCGTCTTGAGATATTTGCAGATCGGCGGGTTTCCCGTTCCCGTCGATTCGTCGGTGAATGTCGATCCATCGTAGCTTCGTACATTGTTGGTTCCGTCCGTCAGGTAAACCTTATCGGTTAACTGCGCCATTTCCACGTTGGTGCCATCTGCCGGGGTGTAGCCCGTGACCTCAGTCCATGTTGTTCCGCCAGTGTTCTTGTAAACCTTCTGATCAGCTACAGCCAGCAACTGCTCAAGGCTGGGCGTATCAAAATAGAAAACCGAATCAACGCGCTCCCGGTCTGCGTTCCATGTGGAGGCATAGGTTTCCCAGTTGTTTGTGGCCTCATTCCAATTGTGTGAATTTGTGTTCGGCAGGGCGCCGTAATCATCATCCAAACCGCGCCTGGTAATAATTCCGCCAAACCGATCAATGTCCACATTGACCCCCTCAGAATACTGAGTCGGCCCGATCAAGTTAGAACGCACGTTGCTAACCTGACCCCCAACAAAGGACTGAACGGCGTCAAACGCCATCTGGTCATCTAAACTGTCATTGTATACTACAGGCATCAGCTAAAATCATTTATGTCCCACACGTTAGGTACTTCCGGAATCAGGCGGGCAATCTTCGCAGATTGCGCCGATTCAAGATCCCGCATCAACATCATGGCGCCAGCAGCTTCCTGCTGCTTCACCTGTGCCTTACCGTACTGCCGCATGTGTTCAAGCATGTCGCCCTCCACATAAGGAAGCAGTGCATTATCAATGCCGTTAATCTTCGGAGAATCAGAATCCGTTAACGCAGTCAGCTTCAACTTGCCCAACACCAGCAGTGTCTTGGCCTTGTCAGGCTTGCGGATCAAACGGATCACTGCGTTGCCGCTGGAATCGTTTGGCAGCGTGATAAAACTTGTCGGCGAACCGGACTCATCAAACAGTGCCGGGTTAATCTGAAACACCGTCTCGTAGTCCATGGCCGATATTTCGTTATCGTCCCAGGCCACTGCCACAGCAAAGCGCACCGCACTATTGAGGGTAACCTCGCTGGTGTCGGCGGCTACTGAGTAGCTTGTAGTCCCTAGCGTTTCGCGCCAAAGCCCAGAGTCCCAAATCATTTCATACCGGCGATCAATAAAACTCTTCAAAAGAGTCAGCGAACCCGCATCACTCTTCTGGAGTTTATCCGCCACAAATTGTGCTATAGCCGATTTAGTCATTTACTGTTATCCAAATTCTACCACGTTAATAATACTGCACCGTCCTCGCCATCGGACGGGCAACTATTCCCGCCGCTAGTCCCGTTGCCATCGCCGCCAGTACCGTACCCTGTCCCGTTTGATGACCCTTGGTTTGGGCTGTAGCTGTTTCGGCTTTGGTGTGGGCGCACTCCGGCTGTGCCGTTGGGTGATCCAGCCGAACCTCCTGAACCGTCATTGTTATCACTTGTGCTTCCGTAGCCACCACCGCCGCCGCCAGCTTCATAAAGAACGCTCGCCCCTCTGGATATAGATGAGCTTCCCCCGCTACCGCCGTTTTTGTTTCCAGTGGAAGTATTGTAGTGGGTAGTTGAACACATATTGTTCCCGTTAAATGTCCAACGTGCGTGTGTTCCGCCCTCACCTACAGTAATGGAAAGGGTTTCATTGGGGGTCACAGAGATAGTTTGGTTCTGATAGTACCCACCAGAACCGCCGCTGCCGCCAGCATGGCTATCCCCACCACCATCAGCACCACCACCACCACCGCCAGCACCAATAACCGTGGCAGTTAGGCTAGTAACTCCGGCTGGAACTGTGAATGTAGTTGATCCTGTGCTGGTAAAGTTCTGACTGCCACTTTCATACAAAGCAGACTTCCATGAGCCTCCGTCATTTACATAAACATCAAGACAGGACTTCCATGTTCCGCCATCATTGACATGAACTTCTTGCGCCTGTTTCCAAGTGCCGCTGTCGTTAACGTGTAAGCTCATGTTGCAACTTTGTACCAAACATCACCATCAGCACCGCCAGACGGGGCGTCTGTGGAGACTGTTTTAGTTCCCTTCCCGTTTAGCCCTGCTGCAATTTTTGCGTCAGTAATCGCAGTGTCAGCAATCTTTGCTGTGGTTACAGCACTGTCAGTCACCATATCTGTAGCGACCTGGACTTCAGAAATTACACCGTCAGCAGACGTGCTACCCAAAACCCTGTTGGCGGTTTCTACGTTTTGAATCTTGGCGTAGGTAACATTATCATCAGGAATTTTAGCGGTAGTGCATGCCGAATCAGAAAGTTTACCAGACGTGACTGCATTGTTATTAATCACCGCATCATCCAGCAGTGAGTTAAGGTCTGCCGCCGTTACAGTGTCGCCGGATGAAAATGTTTTTCCTTTTGTGATATCTGGCATCCTAGTTTCCCTTCTCTAAAATCTCTTCGTACTTGTTGATCAATAAACCCAAACTCTTCACAAACCGCGCACCCTCATCCGTTGCCACTGCTGCCTCGAACCCCTCCGGGTCCGCTAGGGTCGCTTCCTCGAACCCCATCAACTTCTGGCTCAGACATCCGCTCCAAACGGCGCTGGCGAGCAGCAGCAATAAGATCGTCAATATTTTCATCCTTCTCCTCACGCCTGGCGCTTGCAGCAGCAGCAGTTGTCGCATCGGTCAGCGCATTGAGGGCATCCACAATGGCAGGGACTGCCCTCAATGCGGCTAACACTTCGGTGATCATTTATTGCTCTCAATTTCAGCCGCCTTCACGTTGCCCCGGCTTGCGCTATATCCAAGCGCCGCTAGTGCTGATGCAATAAATGCCACTGACTTCTCTATGCCAGATGTTCCGGCCTCCGCAAGAAGGCCACTTCCATAGGCAAGGCCGATTAGCATTGCCACCGAACTCATCCAGAACTCGGTTGTTTTGTATCCAGGTTTTTTCATGTCTGTTTTTTGTTCCACGCCAAATTTATTCTCCGCCGAATAGTTTGGAAAACGCAGCGGCGCCGCCAGCGGATCCAAGTCCAATAGCGCCGACGAGCTTCCACCGAAACTCTTCTAAATATTTTAATCTTAGCGAATGGTTGTTCATTCGTTCCGCAATTTCATCGAGGCGATCAGCAATATGTATCTGCCTGGACTCAATCCGAGCCAGTTGCGCCGATAACGAATTAGGGTCGTACTCTGCCATCTCTAATATCCCTTTTTACCCTTTTTAGATTTCTTCTTTTTATGCGGCATCTTCCTGCTCCTCCTTTGCCGCCGCGTCTTCAGCTTCCATCCGGTCACGCTCGGCCTGTTCATCTGGATTCAGCGGCCATTCCTGTTTAATCTTGTCAAAATCTTTGTAGCTTTCGGCAGCGTTGTATTCGCCTTCCAGACGATCCGCCTCTGCAATCACTGCTGCACGGTATTCGGCCCAATCCTCTGCCACCACTCGGTCACGCTCTACGCTGGCAACCACCATCCAATCGGATTGAGCCAACATCTTGCCAGCAGTGTCTTTAGCCCGTGCAATGCCGTCCGACTTCTCACGCTCCAAAGGCGCACGAACTACTGGTGGCTCTTCAGTCGTAACCCAGCTAATGCCTTGCGCTTCTTTGTCGGCAGGTGTGGACACCCGAAGCCAGTTGGCGGGGAATGAAATGTTGTTATGGCTGAACGCTTTGTCTAGCGGGAGTGCCCGACCTTCTGTTGTAGTATATGGCATGATTAAATCCTATCTAGCGTTGGCGTGTTTAAATGGTGATTCGGCGAAGGCTGCATAGATGTATGTGTCAGTATTTGAGTTCCTACCCGCTGCCGATGTCCGCAGCTTAAACCCATTTGAAAGCAGGTCTTGGTCGGTTACGTCGGATTCGTTTGTGGAGCTATCTGGAAATAACAAATCATTCTGGGGGTTATATCCCTCGCGCTTGTTGTCCATAATCATCCAAGAGTTAGAACCTCCTGTTGTGCGTTTCCAAAGAACAAAAGCTGGTCGGAATCCAGTGTAGATAAATGGGCCGTTAGAGGAGCCATTCCCCACATAGGAACCAAATTTGGAATAGCCTTCGACAGGCGTCCAAGCGTACATAATGTATTCTAACCCGTTTTCGTTTGCGTAATGCCCGTAACCGTTGTCATTAGTTACCTCAATAATTGTATTGGCCGAACCGCTTTTAGGAATTA